GCTGATACTGGAGGAACTTCTCCAGTGTATTTTAAAACAATTACATCCGCAGGAGCAATAGATATAACAGGTGTAGGTAGTGAAGCAGATCCTATACTAGTCCCCCATGGGGCAATAATGTTTCAAACATTTGCCAACAATCTTAGAGACGCTATAAATGAAGTTACACATAATCACGCTAGTTTAAATATAAATATAACAGCTAGTGTAAGTACCCCCGGGGGATTTGGAAGCAACCCCCATTTACATTTAGAAAGTAATATAGCAGGAGCAGCAGGAAATAATATTTCTATTACAACCCAATCTAATGGGGGTAGTGAATCTTCTCATAAATTTTTTACTGGGGGATCTAGTACCTTTGTACCCGAGGGTGGAGACACTATTACTAATTTTATTGTTTTAGATATAAGTGGTAGTAATGATACGACTGGGTCATTACGTAGAATAGATTTTCAGTCCTTCTTAGAAAACACATTTATATCTCAAATAAGGGATGAATTTATAGGTTTAAGTGCTTCATTAGCAGGAAACGGAGCCTCAAGTGGTACAGGTGGTGGTCCCCAATATCTGCCGGCAGATATAGATCAAGACGGTACTGTTGGGGTTAGTGATGTATTACTAGTATTATCCGATTATGGAGTAGTTTATGATCCTAATGGAGATAGAGTAGCAGGAAAAATAGTAACAAGTAGCCAAGAACTCCCCTCGGGTAGTAGAGTTTCCGATTCTACTCTTAGTGCTATGCAAGATGTAGGTTTTCTCACAGAAATAGGAGGAAACACAATAGATTTAACTGCTACTTTAGCTTCACCCTTTATATTTAAAGGATCTACTCTTTTAGGTACTTCTTCAAAAATAGAATTTCAAGATGTAAGTGGGGGTGGTCTACTAAGTTCAAGTATTTATCTTTCTGGTAGTGAAATTAATATTGAAAACAACCTTAATGTTAATGGAACCAAAATAATATTATCAGATAATGATTTAGTCAATTACCATGCGGCGAGTGATACTTTCAGAATCAGCGATAGTACCACTAAACTTAGTTTATTATCTTCTAATACTAAAATACATGGCCCCCTTACAGCTTCAGGTAATATAAGCGTTACAGGTGAAGTGAGTGCTAGTGGCCAAATTATTTCTGATGATTATCGTTTTGGATCTAGAAAATTTGCTTCTATATCCGGATTTGATTCTAATAATATAAGTTTTAAAACAGGTAATAGTAGTGGGGGTATAGAAATCCACCATATAACAGCTTCCGGTGATATAAGTTCTAGTGGTGAACTTATTGGAATTATCAATGGGGGATCATTTTAACTAATATGTATATATAAGATATGTCAAATAGCACAATAAAATTAAAAAACAGCACTACTGCAGGAAACACACCATCTTCACTCGAAACAGGTGAATTTGCAATTAACGTTGTTGATGGTAATTTATTTTATGGTAGTGCATCTGCTGTAAAACAAGATTTAGCCCTAGGAAACATAACAGCCTCAGGTGATATAAGTGCAAGTGGTACTATCACAGCAAATGCCTTTGTAGGGGATGGATCAGGGATAACTGGTTTATCATCTGCTGCTATTTCTTCTTATACTAATGCTTCTAATAATAGAGTAATTACATCTGTTAATTCAACCACAGTAAATAGTGAAGCCAATTTAACATTTGATGGTAGTAGTCTTAATGTTGCAGGTAATTACAACATTGATAGTTATAATCTTGCATCTAATTCATCTGGACCTGATGCTATTATTATAAGCAATGATGATAATAGACAAGATATTTATTTTGGTAAAGATACACTTGCTGATAAACGTGTAAAAATATTTGGCCAATTAACAGCATCAGCTGAGATTAGTTCTAGTGAAAAGATTACTGCTAAGCGTGTAGGTGTAGATGATTATATAGTTCATAATGGAAATGAAGGTAATAGAATATCATTTGGTACAGATACCATAACCATACAATCAGGTTTATTTTCAACTACAGGCACACGATTTTCATTTCCTATAACAGCTTCGGGTAATATAAGTGCTAGTGGTAATGTTTATGCTGCTGAATTCCACGGTGATGGTTCAAATTTAACTAACTTACCATCACAAACAGATGAAAACTTTACAACAGCAGATCACTCTAAATTAGATGGTATTGAAGCTAATGCTGATGTAACTGATGCTACTAATGTTACTGCCGCAGGTGCATTAATGGATTCTGAATTATCAGAAATTGCTACGGTTAAATCATTAACAGCTGCAGGAATATCTGGTTCGTTTAATGCCGCTAGCGCTTCATTTAGCACTAGAGTTACTGCTAACGATGCTAAACTCACGGCTAATACATCTAACGTAACATCTGCAGGTGCTCTTATGGATTCTGAAGTAACAAATCTTGCACAAGTAAAAGCCTTCGATTCTTCTGACTACGCTACAGCCGCTCAGGGAGCTAAAGCTGATACGGCAATACAACCTTCTCAAACTAGCTCATTTAGCACAGCCACAGGAGTTGAGGATAATGCTGATGTAACAGATACAGCAAACGTAACTGCCGCAGGTGCTTTAATGGATTCAGAGGTAACTAACTTAGCTCAAGTCAAAGCTTTTGACTCATCTGATTATGCAACTGCCGCCCAAGGTGCTTTAGCAGACACAGCAATACAACCAGCTGATACAGGTTCATTCAGTACAGCCACGGGCGTTGAAGACAATGCTGATGTTACTGATTCAACAAATGTTCAGGCTGCAGGTGCTTTGATGGATTCTGAAGTTACTTCGTTATCATTAATTAAAGGATTAACCGCAGCACAAATTAGTGGCGCATTTGATTCAGTAAGTGCTTCACTAGCCTCAGATATCCCCACAAACAATAACCAATTAACTAATGGTGCTGGTTATACCACAAATACTGGTACTGTAGATACTTCAGGCACACCTGCTAATAATCAACTAGCAATATTTACAGACTCAGATACAATTGAAGGTGATTCAAATCTTACTTGGAATGGAACTACACTTGATATAAATGGTCAAGTAGACATTGATGAAGCTAGATCCTCAGGTGCTATAGTAGACATAAGTAACACTTACTCAGGTATAATGGGTTCTGCCCACTATGCTTTAAAAGTTGAAGGTGGACAGGCTAATGGTACCCCAGGTAGTGCTATTAAAGCATATGGTGGTCATTTTACAGCGGGTAATACAAACGGTACTAACCCAGATACAATAGCATTATATGCTCAAGGTCATGAAGATGGTGCTCCCAACTCATACGCTGCTATATTTTCAGGATCTGCAGGTGGCGTTGTCGGTATTAATACTTTAGAGCCTACTGTTGAATTAGATGTTACAGGTGATATTAGTGCTAGTAATAATATTGTAGCAGGTAATGATGTATTTATAGCTGATTGGGGTAGTGTTTCCGCTTCATTAGCCTCTGCAGGTGGTGGAGGTGGATCAGGCACAGTTACTGAGGTTACAGTTGGTACTGGTTTAGATGTTACTAATGGCACTACAACACCAAATGTAACTTTAGATCTTAGTGAAGTAGGATTTACAGGTACCGCTAATGGTCTTATTACCAGTGATAACGATGGTACAGTAACCACTGAATCTACCCTTACCTATAATGGTAGTGTTCTTAATTTAGATGGTACTTTAAATTTCACACCAGGAACGGCTGTCAATGGAATTTCAAATAGAGTAGAGAACCAATGGGAATCTACCACTTTAGAAAATAGTGGTGAATACATTGAAGTAGGAACCGCTATATCAAGAACACAACATTATCTATATAATTTAGGAAGCTCAGGATGGGTAGCAGCGGATGCTGATGCTGTTTCAACTTCAGCAGGATTTTTAGGAGTAGCAGTAGATGGTAGTAGTGGTAATGATTTCTTAATAAGAGGTGTATTTAATATCTTAGGAACTAATGTAACCGATGGTGGCGTTGGTAAAACAGTTTACATAAGTACTTCACCTGGAGTATATACTTGCACTGCCCCTACAGCTACAGGAGACATAGTTCGCGCTGTTGGTCACATAGTTGATTCTTTTGTATCAGGAAGAAGTACCTATTACAAGATTTACTTTAACCCATCACCTGATTATATTGAAAACTAATGGTTGAAGAGGTTTTAACAATTACAAAAGAAAAAATCAATTCACCTAATATAGGCACAGTTATGCATAAATGGGAACACCCCATTATGAAAGCTAAAGCAGATTTTGTTTGTCAAAATAGTGGAAATATAATTGAATTTGGATTTGGTATGGGTATATCAGCTAACTATATCCAAAAACATAATATAAAATCACATACTATATGTGAAATTAACCCCCAAATATTGAAAACTTTACATATTTGGGCACAAGATAAACCTAATGTTACTATATTAGAAGGTGATTGGTATGATAATATAGATAAAATGGGTAAGTATGATGGTATTTTATTTGATACTCATATGGATGCTCATGCTTCTTATCTACCACAACTATTGCCTAATATATGTAATGATGGGTGTTTATTGACTTGGTGGAATAATCTCCCTAGTGAGTATAATGAATTTAAGTTGGAAAATACTTCATTTAAAGTTTTAAATGTAAATCCACCTAAAAATAGTTATTTTAATCACAAGCATTATTATATGCCTCAATATATTTATAATCATGGCTAAATGGCACGGAATTAACTTTGGAGACAAAATTAGACAAAACTCTAGCATACTTAAAGGAGTCACTTTAAGTAGCGGTACTTTACGGTTTACTAAAGGAGATGATACTACGCAAGATGTATCTGTAGGAGGAATGACAGAGACCCCTTTAGCTAACGTATCAGGTAGATTCCAATGGAGCAGTGCAGACGATGGAGAACGTATCCATATAGGTAACACATCTTATGGTCCTTTTAACTGGTACAGCATGACAAGTGAACCCAGTACTTCAACTTTAAGAACCTATAGTGCCGGTACTGTTGATACTACAACATCTACTGTCAGTAATTTTCACCCTATAGCATATGGTATTTATGTGCCTGATGAAAGTAAAAAAGTCAGAGCCAGAGTAACATTTAGATGTCAAAATGCTGACGGATTAGACTTTGGTTTCAGTATGTGGGATTGTGACCCCCCTACAAATGGATCTACAGCTAACCATACAGTAACTTTAAGAGCCCAAAGTGGAACCACTAGTGCCGATACTAGTAGTACTAAAGTTTATATATCAGAGTTTACTACTACTAGTAATGTAAGTGATAAGTACTTATTCTTTTTAGCTGAAAATAGAGCAGGAAGTTTAGGTAGTAATACTTATCTTTATGCTAATATATCATTCTTTTTAGTAGATTAATATGAAAGACCCTCAATACATTCACCAATTAAACACAACAGCTAGTTTAGCTGATGTAATAACTAAAGTTAATACAATTATTAATGATATTAACTATATGTGGAATCCTCAAGATTCAGGAAGTTTAGAATAATTTGGGGTTTCCAAAATTAGCATATACGTATATTTAAACATAAAAAATAAAAGTTATGGCAGATCCAATCAAATTTAATGATGAAGAACTCGCGCAAATCCGCGAAATTCAACAACTCTATACTACTGTAGTTAATCAAGCAGGACAGGTTCATTTAGAAGAAATTTCTTTAAACGAAAGAAAAGGACAAGTTGAAACTAATCTTCAAGAAGTAAGAAGAAGAGAACAAGAATTAGTATCTTCTCTTACAACAACTTATGGAAAAGGAAGTATCAATCTAGATACTGGAGAATTTACTCCTATAGAAGAATAATTTCGGTTTTGAACTATTTTTTATATTTATGGGGGACCCACTAGGGTCCCCTATATTTGTATACAATAACATTAAACAGAAAATAAAATGGCAACAGAAACACTAGTATCACCAGGTGTATTGCTTCAAGAAATTGATAGAAGCTATATCCAACCTGGAACCGACCCTTCAGGTATGGCTATAATCGGTCCTGCTGTAAAAGGCCCTATTGAAGTACCTACCCTAGTAACTAATTTCCAACAATATAAAGATTTATTTGGAATTACTTTTGAATCAGCTTCCCAAGGCTATGAATATTTCACTAGCTTAGCTACTAAAAACTATTTCGCTAATGGTGGTACTTCTGCTGTTGTTGTTAGAGTAGTTTCCGCTTCCGGTACTTGGGATTATGCAGCAAATACCCACATTTCAGCTTCTGCTAAAGACGGCACACAACCATTTACTTTAGAAACTATAGGTAAAGGAGCAATTCTTAATAATGCTTCATCGTTAACTGGAGCTATTGACGAATTTTCAGGTAACATTCTTAAAACGGGATCTGTAGATAACTTTAGATGGGAAATAACTAGTGTAAACAATAAAGCAGGTACATTTAGTCTATTAATTAGAAGAGGCGATGACTCAGCTTCTAAACCTGTTATCTTAGAACAGTTTAACAATGTATCCTTAGATCCTCTTTCACCTAATTATATAGCTAAGGCTGTAGGTGATCAAAAAATTACTAAAAACTCAGCCGCTGATGGTATTGAAATCACAGGTGAGTTCCCCAATAGATCTAGATTTGTTAGAATATCAGCAGTAAATTTACCTACTTACGAATATTCTATTAATAATGTAGTCCAAACAGATGGAGCCTCAACCTCCTACTCAGCTTCTCTCCCTACAGCACAATCAGGTGCTTTCTATAATGGTGCCGGTTCTAATATTCCTTCAAATACACCTGGAGGAGCTAAATATGGATCTGCTGCCGGTGCGGGTGCTGATAGTGCTACTAATAATATTCAAGGATTAAGAGTAGCAGATTATACTGATGCCATTAATATTATGAAAAATAAGGAAGAATTTAAGTTTAAAACACTAATTGTTCCTGGACTAAACCAAGAAAACCACAGCAGTACTATTAATACTATTCTTTCTAATACTGAAACTCGTGGAGATAGTTTCTTCATAGTCGACCCTGTTAAATACGGTGTTACTACTTTATCTACAGTAACTAATGAAGCTGAAGAAATTGATAGTTCATTTGGTGCTTCATACTGGCCTTGGGCACAGGTAAGAAGCACAGCGTTAGGCAGAAATGTATGGTGCCCTGCTTCAGTTGTTATCCCAGGTGTATACGCTAAAAACGACTCAATTGCCGCTCCTTGGTTTGCCCCCGCTGGTTTAACTAGAGGTAGAACACAAATTAATAAAGTTGAAACTAAATTAAGCAAATCCCAGCGTGATACACTTTATGCTTCTAAAGTTAACCCACTCGCTACCTTCCCCGGACAGGGCGTTGTAGTATTCGGTCAGAAAACATTACAACAAGCAGCTAGTGCTTTAGATAGAGTCAATGTTCGTAGATTGTTACTTGATGTTAAGGACACAATTAATGGATTTGCTAGAAAGATAGTATTTGAACAAAACACAGATGCTACCCGTGACAGATTTAAGAGACAAGTTACTCCTTATTTAGAAAACTTAGTATCTAGACAAGGTTTATACGCTTTCCAAGTTAAAATCGACGGTCAATTAAATACAGCCGAGGTAATAGACCAGAATAAAATGGTTGGCCAAGTATTTTTACAACCCACTAAAACAGCCGAGTTTATCGCCCTCGACTTTACTATTACCCCAACTGGAGCCAGCTTCACAGACTAATATAATTAACACAGAATAAAATGCCTACAGAAACATTAGTATCTCCTGGAGTATTACTCCAAGAAATCGACAGAACCTATGTACAACCAGGTACTGACCCCTCCGGTATGGCCATAATAGGTCCTACCGCTAGAGGTCCATTAGAAATACCTACTTTAATAACCAATTATCAAGATTTTAAAACTACCTTTGGTACTGTAATAAAATCCGGCTCTCAAGCATATGAATTATACACTAATTTAGCAGTTAAAAACTACTTTGATAATGGTGGTTCTAGTGCTTTAGTAGTTAGAGTTGCCCCTGACGCTTCTGGGTTTGCTCATGCCAGTTCATCAAATATAACTGCTATTTCTTCATCAAATCATGGAGGAACAACCTATGATAACCCATTTGTACTTACAGCTCTTGGTAAGGGTAGTGACTTAAACAGCGCTACAGGAACTAAATCAAACTTTAAGTATGAAATTACTAATGTTAATGAAAAAGCAGGTACATTTAGTGTATTAATTAGAAGAGGCGACGATACAAATTCTAAACCACTTGTTTTAGAACAATTTAATAATGTATCTTTAGACCCACTTTCACCTAATTATATAGCTAAAAACATAGGTGACCAATCCCAAACTGTAACTGAAAGTGGTGGTGTATTTAGCGTTACTGTAGATGGTGAATTCCCTAACAGATCTAAGTTTGTTAGAGTATCAGCAGTAAATAACCCAACATACCGCTATTTAGCAGCTGATGGTAGTGTTGCTACTCGTTCAAGTGATGGTATAGCTTATAATAAATTATTACCCCAAACTGGATCAGGTACATTTGTAGGTGGTTTAGGTGATAATTTTGGTAGTGTAGCCGCTATATATGGTTCACAATCTTCTGCAACTAATATTCAGGGTTTACACCCCAACGATTATACAGCTTCATTATCTATACTAACTAATAGAGAAGAATTTAAATTCAAAACTTTAGTTACCCCTGGTTTAACTCATGATTTACACGGTACTCAAGTAGACCTTGCAATTTCTAACACTGAAACACGTGGAGATAACTTATATGTAGCTGATTTGGTTGCTTATGGTGAAACAGTAGCTAATGCTAAAATTGAAGCAGAAGAAATTGATAGTTCATTTGCTGCTTCATATTGGCCTTGGGTTCAGGTTAGAAGTGCCGAATTAGGCAAAAATGTATGGGCACCTGCCTCTACAATAATTCCTGGTGTATTTGCTAAAAACGACTCAATTGCCGCTCCTTGGTTTGCCCCCGCTGGTTTAACTAGAGGTGGTTTAAGAAATGTTCCTAAAGTTGAAACTAAATTAAGTAAAACACAAAGAGACGATTTATACACCTCTAAAGTTAATCCACTCGCTACTTTCCCAGGACAAGGTGTTGTAGTATTTGGTCAGAAAACCTTACAGCAGGCCGCCAGTGCCCTCGATAGAGTCAATGTTAGACGTTTATTACTTGACGTAAAAGATACTATCAATGGGTTTGCTAGAAAGATAGTATTCGAGCAAAATACCGACGCTACTCGCGATAGATTTAAGAGACAAATCACACCATACCTAGAAAACTTAGTATCTAGACAAGGTTTATACGCCTTCCAAGTCAAAATCGATGGCCAGTTAAACACACCTGAAGTAATAGATCAAAACAAATTAGTTGGTCAAGTATTCCTTCAGCCCACTAAAACAGCCGAGTTTATCGCCCTCGACTTTACTATTACACCTACTGGAGCTTCTTTTGAAGACTAATATATGTATCAACAACCAACAACAATAAAATAAAATAAAATGGCAATTTTACAAAATACCGACTCCGACAATATCGGAATGTTCTATAGAACATACGAACCAAAAACTAAAAATAGATTCTATTTTACTATAGACGCTATTCCAGCTTACTTAGTTAAAAAAGCTGACAGACCAAAACCATCTTTTGAAGAAATCGTTCTCGATCACATTAACCTCAAAAGAAAGTTAAAAGGTAAAGTTAATTGGGGTGATATCACATGCGAATTATACGACCCAATCAACCCATCAGGTGCTCAGGCCGTAATGAACTGGTTCAGATTACACCACGAATCAGTAACTGGTAGAGATGGTTACCAGGATTTCTACAAGAAAGATGTTTCATTCCGTTCTTTAGGTCCTGTTGGTGATGTTGTTGAAGAGTGGGAGTGCAAAGGTACATTTATCAAGAATGTCGATTTCTCAGACGCTGATTGGTCAAACGCTAATACAGCCCAGACTATCAACTTAACTCTTGCTATGGACTACTGCATCTTAAGATACTAATTGTCAATTAATATATTTTAAAAGAAGAAGCGCCTTTTGGCGCTTCTTTTTATTTATTCATATATGTATATGCAACAATAAATGACAAAAGTTATAAATATGGCTGAAAAAAAGTTACAAACAGAAATGGTAGGCCTACCATCAAAAGGACTTCTATATCCTGAAGATTCTCCTCTTAGAAATGGCACAGTTGAGGTTAAATATATGACCGCAAAAGAGGAAGACATCCTTACTAACCAAAGCTACATTAAATCTGGTGTAGTAATTGATAAACTACTTGAAGCATTAGTAGTATCTCCTGTTGATTTTAGAAACATTTTAATTGGGGATAAAAATGCAATTATGATTGCTGCACGTGTTTATGGGTATGGTCCCCATTATGTGTTTAACTACACTAATCCTGGCACAGGTAAAGATGAAGAAGTAATGGTTGATTTATCATTAGTAAATGATAAAGAATTAGATGAAAGTCTAGTAACCCAACCTGGAGTTAACTTATTTGAATATGAATTACCACTTTCAGGTAAAAAAGTTGCATTTAAAATTTTAAGCCAAGGAGATGAAGATAATATACAGCTTGAACTTAAAAATCTTCGTAAAATGAAGCGTGAAGCTGAATTAACTACACGTTTAAAGCACACAATAGTATCAGTAGATGGTGAAACTGATAATGATAAAATAAGAGAATTTGTAGATGATGAATTATTAGCTAGAGATTCTCGTTCATTAAGAAATTATATTAAAGAAATTTCCCCCGACGTAGATCTTACGTTTAACTTCGAAGGTGAGGATGGCACTGTTGTTAGTGACGTCCAAATTCCCATCGGAGTGAACTTCTTTTGGCCTGACCTCCAGGTATAAACCAGTAATACTTGACGAGGTATTCGACCTCGTTTATTGGGGACAGGGAGGTTTTACGTTCGAACAAGTTTGGAATATGCCAGTTTATATGAGACGCTATTACATAAATAAAATTAGTGATATTCATAAAAAACAAGAAGACGCATCTAAAGGAAAAACCAATGATGAAAAAGCAATGGAAACCTTTGAAAACTTCGATATAGATTGGGATAATATTCCTAGAGACTCAGGATTAAAAAATGAATTATAATTTATAAGGTGGTGTATTAACATCACCTTATATTTTTTAATATTTATACGAGAATACTTTTATATATGGCTGAAAACCCAGAAGATAATCAAGAAAACCTTAGTGAAGAAGAAAAACTAAGGCAGAGTATTAATAACCTAATAGAGGAACTAAACGAATCTCTTAAAGAACAGGGTGTATCTGATGATATAAGAGAAGTTAAAATAAGAGCCTATAAAGATTTTATAGAAACTATAGGAAATAGTACTGAACGCCTAAAAGGATTTCAAAATTCCCTTAATGGTGAAATTGAAGCCACTGTTTCATCTTCCCGAGATTACGGTGGGGAAATAGAATCAATAGTAGCTAGATTAAACGAAGTCATAGAAGCTATCACTAACCAAAGTGATTTATCCAACAGAATATTAGGGTCATTTAGAAAAATCCGCTCAGTAAGTAATTCTATAGCAGATGATGCTGACTTATCTTATGTACGAAGTGTTAAGTACATGGATAACCAAAGAGACATTTTAAATGTTCAGGAAAAACGTTTAGAAGCACAAGCTTTAGAAGGTGCCCAAGCTTTAGCGGCATTAGATGTAAGTAACGATCTGGCAAGAAACGGACATCAACTTATTAACCTTAGACAGCAAAAAGCAAATCTAGAACAAGAAGCTTTAGACCTCAGAATGGAGGGTAAAATAGCAGAAGCTGAATCTCTTGAAGTTGTAGCTAAACAATATGAAGAACAGATAAGGCTAAAGCAGGCAGAACAACAAAAAATGTCTATTGTTGATATCTCTTTAGATAAAGCAAGACAAGGAAAAAAATTAACAGAACAAGAAATAGAATCCCTTAAAGAATATACAAGGGTTAATGATAATCTTTCAGAACAAGACAGACAACGTATAATAGCTGCTATAGAATTTAACAATGAACTTGTAGATGGAAGAACCCATTTTCAAAATCTACAAAAAGCCATAGATGATTCAATAGCAAGAGAAGAAGAACTAAATAGACGTATGGGACTAACAGGAGCTATAATGGATGGCTTTAGTAAAATTCCAGGATTTAGTGCTATCTTTAAGTCTGAAGATATAGAACATGTAAAAAATCTAGCCAGAGAGGCTTATGTTGAACAAAAAAGATTTGCAGACCAAGCAAAAGCAGATAAAGAAGCTATACTAGAAGTAGAAAAACAAATTAGGGATTTAGAAAGTGATCCTGTAGGAAATGCTGATCAAATTGAAGTTTTAAAAGTTACAAAAGAACGCCTTATAAAAAGTAAGGAAAATAACGAGGAAGCCGCTACAAATGTTCAATTAACTACACGAACTCAGATAATGACTGAGTTGCTTAATAAAAGTTTAGGTAACCTTAAAAACGCTCTTACTGACCCAGCTACTATATTTACCTTTTTAGTTACTAAAGGTTTACAATTTAACTCCGAAGTTACTGATATATCTAAAAACTTAGGCGTAACAGAAACACAAGCTACTAAAATACGAAACGAATTTACTAGCATTTCGGCTAATACGATGGATACAGCCATCAATACTGAAAGACTATTAAAATCACAAAGTGAATTAAATAAAGAGTTAAGTTTAGGGGTAATGTTTAGTGACGCTACCCTTGTTAATTTTACAAGATTAACTGAAAAAATAGGTTTATCTGCCCAGCAAGCCGCTAAATTAACTTTAGCAAGTGCTTCAACAGGTGAAAGCGCTACTGAATTTGCAGGCAAATCTGCATTAGCAGCCGCCCAACAAGCTAAAACGTTGGGTATTACTGTTAATATGAAAGAGATAATGGAAGATACTGCTAACCTAACTAATGAGCAGTTAATTCTATTTGGCAGACAACCTGAAGCTATTGGTAAAACATTAGCTGAGGTTAAAAAATTAGGCATAGAATTAGGCGATTTAAACGCTATATCTAGCAAACTCCTTGACTTCCAGGGGAGTATTGAGTCTGAATTAGAAGCTGAGTTACTCACAGGTAAACAACTAAATCTCGAACGAGCTAGGGCAGCCGCGTTAGCAGGTGACCAAGCTACATTAGCTAAAGAAATAGCAAGTCAAGTTGGTACTATTAGTGAATTTGAAAGTATGAATGTCTTACAAAGACAGAAACTTGCAGAATCACTTGGTATGAATGTTGACCAATTAAGTGGTGTCTTAATCAGACAGGAAGCAATCAATAAAGGTATTGCCGGTGCTAAAGACTTAACGGATGAACAGTTAACAGCTGCTAAACAATTGGCAGATAGTCAAGATATATCAATGGCTGAAGCAGTTGTTAAAATACAAGAGCAAAGAAGCGCACAAGATAAATTTAATGATGCCGTTATGAAACTCCAAAGATTATTTGGAGAATTATTGGGTGGTCCTGTTGGTGAATTATTAGATGCTTTAGTAGACGTAGCTTCAGTAATTATAGGTCCTGTAGCTGCAGCTTTAAACTTTATATTAACCCCAGTTAAGATGCTTACTACACTCTTAACTAAAGTACCTAATATATTAAAAGTTATAGCAGCTGGTCTTGTTGCCCTTAATTTCTCTGGTATATCTGCTTCTGTAGGGGGTATAGTAACTAAAATAGGAGATTTAGGAAAAGGGATAGGGGGATTAGTTTCTAAAGCAGGGGATTTAGGTAAAAATTTAGTAAGTGGTCTTAGTAGCGGTGGTGAAGGAATTAAGGGAGTATTTGATAAAATCAAATCAGGATTTACAGGTGTGCAAGACCAAGCCGCTGGCATAGAATTCGATCCAAGAATGGCTGGCGGAGGTAGATTCCGTGATATGACTACTGGTAGATTAGTAAGCGAAGAAACAGCTAATGCTGCAGGTGTATTTAAGCCAGGTACTGAACTTATACCTTCACCTGTTCCTAATTTAGCTGAGGGAACAGATGATATTGCTGATATCCCAGTAGTAGCCGATGATGGTTCTATGCTTAAAGAAAAAATGAAAAACATAGCTGAAGGCCTTAAATCTTTTGCTAGTATGGAAGTTGTAAAGGGTGCTTTAGCATTAACAATTGCATCTCCTGGTTTATTTATTTTAAGTAAAGCTGCTGATGGTTTAAACAAATTAGGAGAAGTTAAAGGTGAAGCTCTTCAAGAAGCTATGAAAGGCATAGCTGAAGGAGTTGAAAAATTTGGCACCGTAAGAGTAGTTTTAGGTTCAATGGGATTAATATTAGCATCCCCTGGTTTAGTTTTACTTTCAATGTCTGTAGGAGGACTTAAAAACTTAGCAGGAATAGGAGCCGAAACTACTAAGGAAGCCATGAGCAGTTTAGCTGATGGTGTAGGTGAATTTGCTTCTATGACAGTAGTAGGTGGTGCTATAGGATTAACATTAGCTGCACCTGGCTTGTTGCTATTAGGAGCTAGCTCATTAGGGCTAAAAAATATAGAGGGCCTCAATTCAGAAGCCATAAAAGAATCTATGGCAAGTATATCAGAAGGAGTAGCTGAGTTTAGTAAGGGTGAAACTTTACTTGGTGGATTAGGATTATTAGCAGTAGCTCCTGGTATATTAGCTCTTGCAATTGCATCACCTGGTATTGCTATAATAGGTGCTGTTGGTAACTTAGCTGAAAAAGGGCTTAAAGCAGTAGGTAGAGGTATTGGTTTCTTTGGTGATAATTTAGTCCGCATGCTTAAAGGATCTTTAGCATTAACTGCTTTATCAGTTCCTATAGCTGCTGCAGCTGCTGCCTTTAGTTTACTTAAAGGTGTAGATGTTAGTTCTATGATAGGTTTTAGTATAGCATTAGGAGTATTAGGAGGTGCAGCTGCATTACTTGGTAATCTATTACCTCAGGTGTTAATGGGTGCTTTAGGATTAGCTGCCGTCGGTGCTGCTATTATACCTGCAGCATTAGCATTTAGTTTATTAGAAGGAATCGATGTGGGGGCTATGTTAGGATTTGTAGGTGCTTTAACATTATTAGGTGGGGTTGCTGCCTTATTAGGCAATATAGCCCCATTTATGTTAGCAGGAGCAGTGGGTATAGCAGCTGTAGGATTAGCAATTATCCCAGCAGCAGCCGCCTTTAGTATGCTTGAAGGACTAGATCCAACAGCTATGTTAGGATTTGCAGCAGCTTTAGGTATATTAGGAGCTACTGCTGCCGGTTTATCATTAGTAGGACCAGCAATTATAATAGGGGCAGCCGCATTAACAGCATTAAGTTTTGCTTTAATCCCTATTAGTAAAATATTAGCAATAGCTTCTCCAGGAATTCAAACCTTTAATGATGCTATTAAAGAATTAGACCCTAGTCAATTATTAGGATTAGGGCAAGCCTTACCTATATTAGCTTTAGGATTAACATTCTTTGGAGCTTCTATAGGACCAATTGCTATAGCATCAGTTGGGTTACTTATTTTAGGTAAAGCCTTAGGACCTATAGCAGAAATGGCCCCTAAATTAGATTTAGCTAACACTGCTATAAAAGGGATGGCAACTAGTATTGCTTTATTAGCCACCTCTTTAAACACAATAGACGCATCAGCACTAGAAACACTATCTAATTTTGAAGGCAACATCAACATAAATACTGTTAATACTGCTGATTCTCCTACAACAACACAAGAAACACTAACTATAAATACTGAAAATCTTTCTACAGCAACTTCTAATGCTGCTACTAATTTAGAAAAATTAACCACAGTTACTGCTAATATATTACCTACAACTACTTCTCCTACTCAATTAGCCCCAGGTACTGCTATAACAGAAGTTACACCTGTTAATTTAGAACCCCCTACAGAAATAGTACCAGGTATTTCCGTTGCAACACCAGAACCAGAAACCACTAATGTATCTACATTAGAACGTGTATTAACCCTTACTACAGACCAAATTAATACTGCTATAGGTGAATTAGAATTCGAAAAGAAAAATCGCTCTACAAATTTAGATACATTAGATATTATGAAAGCCCAAGCAGCATTAGTCGATATGAGGGATGGGCAACAAGATATAAAAACAGAATTATTTTCGGATAAATCTCTTGAAATAGTAAATGCACTTGTAGTTGCAAGTAGTAAAATCACTGATTTTACTGGATTTATAGAATCTAAAGAAATAGGTGAAAAAATCTTAGGTGCTGAGATATCAGTTACTGGAGGTCCCGGACTTAAAGAAGAAAAAGTTAATCTATTCAGAGCCAAATCTCCAGAAACTGATGCTTCTATAGAAGCCCCACAAACAACACCTGACGAAAATAAAGAAAACGACAGTTCTCAGGTATTTATTGACAACCTACAGCCATTAATTGCTGAAACTGTTACCGCTACTGTAAATGCTTTAGTACCACCTATGGTAGCAGCATTAAAAGAAGGACAAGGTAAAGTTAAAGTCGTTAATGATAACTTTAATGCTTCAGGTCAAAAAGGAGATATTAATACTATAAGAAGATTACCTTCAGATAACTTTGCTTAATGGGACTTTTAAAAAAATATAACGAAGAAGACTTTAGGAATAAAGTACGTAGTTCAAACCATGCTATCCATGAAAAGTATGATGGGCTAGGGGATAAAGTTAGCTATGAAACACTTGCTGATAGTAATACAAAAAATTTTTCTACCCCTAACCAACATATTAATAACCGTATTGGTATATCTCAAGCAGGAAACGTAGATATAAGTGGAGAAGGAAATATAGATTACACTTTACGTAATAAGCCAGCTCAAGATTCTATAAATCTTTTCCCTATTATAGAACCAGGTGCTAAAGGGGAATTAAACTATGACGGGTTTGAATATAAAGATTTAATTAAATTTAAAATTTCCGTGATTAACCCCATTGACCCCGAAGATACAAGAGTACTACTATTTAGGGCTTTATTAGAAGATTTAGGTGACGATTATACTGGGGGGTGGAATTCATACAAATATAATGGTAGAGCTGAGAAATTTTGGACTTACAATGAATTTGACAGAAAAATTAATTTTAATTTTAAAATAGCTGCACAATCAAGACAAGAAATTATTCCTCTTTACCAAAAACTTAACTACTTAGTAGCACAAACCGCTCCTGAATACTCAGGCAATAAAAGAAGAATGCGCGGTAAGTTTAATAGAATCACTATAGGAGAGTGGGTAAATGACATTCCTGGTTTCTTTACAGGAATAAATCTAAAATGGTCTAAAGCTTATCCATGGGAAATAAAATTAGAACCTGGTGTAACTCAACATCCTCATGTTTTAGATGTAAGTTGTCAATTCCAACCAATTCATGACTTTGCACCTGAAAATAGAGAGTTTGATGTTAGTAAAGCACCCTTTATACTACCTGGTATAGAAAACGTAAAACAAGGATCCGTAGAAGAACCTATAGTTGATGCTCCACCCCAAATTTATGATACACCTAACCCTGAAACCGAACCTATAGCTATACCCCCTATTATATTAGAACCCGATAATACTAGAGTAGCAATGCCCCAAGAACCCCAATTTTACCCTAACTTTTCTATGAATAGTTCTACGGGTACAGGTAACGGTGGGTTTGCTGGGGGTAGCTTTGGGGGTGGTGGAGCGGGCAGCCCTTTCGATATACCTTAATATGAATAGATATAAAAGCATAAAACAATTTAAAAACAGTTTGGGAACTAGATACTATGGCAGTACGATTTATCCTAATGTACCAGAATCACTAAACGATATTTATGTTGAAACAGAATATGGAGATAGGGTAGATATATTAGCTCATCAATTTTATAAAGATCCTTCTTTATGGTGGGTTATAATAGCTTCAAATCCTGGTAAATTACGCAGGGATAGTTATTTTTGTAAACCAGGAATGCAAATTAGAATACCCTTAGATCCCGAACCTGTTATTAACGCTTTTAATAGATTAAACTCTAATAGATGAGTATTTTTAAAGAAACCTTTAGGGGGTTTGTTAGAAAACAATTAAAGACTAGACAAAGATTACAATCACAAGGATTTGGAGATACAAAATCTAATCAAGCTTTAGTATGGAACTCAAACAAACAATGTGTTATTAGGGCTACTTCTTTAGTTGATTATGCCCAGGATATAGGATTAGAATTAGGTGATAGACAATTTACCCAATTAAATGGTAACCAATTATCTAAAAGTTTTGTATTACAAGGTGGAGTAAGTAATGGAGATAATTTATATGGAGGATTAGGAGATTTTAACTCAGCATATGGTAATCCTTTATTAGCTTCAGATGGTGAAGATAATGTAGATGGTTATGGTCAAGTCCCTATGCCTGGTATTACTTCATTAGAAGTAGAAACTAAATCTGCTTATGGTTCATTAAGAAGAGCCAAATTAAACATAGTAGTACATAATCTTAGACAGTTAGAAGTATTAGAATTATTATACTTAAGACCAGGTTACCCTATAGTAGTAGAATGGGGGTGGGATCCTTATATAAACAATGAAGGAGAAATCACCCCACAAAATTTAAGTCTAGAAAATATATTAAGCCGTAACGGTAAAAGCTTATTTAATGATAATATAGATCAAGCTTCTATATATCAAGCTATTTATAAATTAAGATCCCAATCAGATGGTAATGCTGATGCTTTTTTAGGATTTATTTCTAATTTTGGGTTTCAAGCAAGGGAAGATGGAGGATTTGACTGTTATGCTGAATTAACATCTATGGGTGAAACACTTAATAGCTTAAAAATAGTTCCTTTTAAAATTCCAGGTGTACCTGATTTAACCGCAGAATTTGTTTTTGATGAAACTGATGAAGAAATTAAAAACCCAGATGCTATAAAGGCTATTATACTTCTTCTTTTAAAATATGCTGAAGACATAGATACCTCTAAAGTAGAAAAAGAAGGCTTATTTAATGATGTAGATAATTCAAGTGAAATTACTGAAGCCTTTATAGATTATATTTCTAAAGAATTTCTATCTGTTGAAGATCCTACAGATAGTAATGCAGAAGATACTGCTTTAGCTAATTATATTTTAAAAAAAGATTCAGATGTAGAATCAGCCGCTCTTAATGCTTTTATAAATACTTCTTATATTAAATGGGAATTATTAGTATTTTTAATAAATGAATTTGCTATACCTAAAGTCCCAAATATACCTGAAGGAGAATCAACCACAGAAATAGTTACATCTAGATTAGTAAATGTAGGAGATAGTGATGTTAGAACCGAAGCACTCCAATACGTTAATTATAAAGGCCCCGACAATAAATCTAGATTAGATATTAGTTGCGACCCTACAGTTTGTATATTACCACACACATTTTTAGATGAAGATTTAGGAGACACTGCTGAATCTTTTGGTGAAGCTGTACAAGACGTATTTGAATCAGGCTGGAGAATGGCAGGTAGAAGTTGGAGAAGGCTTTGGAGAGATGGCGCTTCTGGGGGAACTACTACTACTACAATACTCCCCCCTACAGGGGATGTGCAAACCCCAATAGGTGGTATTTTTATTAATATTAGACATCTATTAAAAGTATACGATGCTACTATTAGAGATAAAGATGAAGCTGATTTAGGTAGTTTTATCAAAAAACTTTGGGACGACATAAATGCTGTTTGTCCTATGCATAATTTTATTATGAAAATTGATGATGAATATCCTAATCAAATTTACATAATGGATTTACCTGTAGATAATACTGATGTAGCTGGTATAGATAATATTTATACTGTTCCTGTTCAAGCTAGTGATAGTATTGTTAGGTCATATAATTTAGAGGCTAAAGTACCAGATGCTTTAAAATCAACAATAGCGGTACACGCTCAAGACCCTGGTAATCCTCAGGATTTAGAAGACGTATCTTTTAATGCTTTTAATAGAGCTATTAGAAATAGGTTATTTCAAAAAACAGATGAAGCTAGAGTATTTGCTGAAGAATCTACAGAGGCAGCTGATAGCCCTTTAGGAAAACTAATTAAAGAACGCCAAAAATTAAATCGACAATATAAAAAACTTAAAGCAACCTATTTTCAAATTATAAATGGTTATGAAAACTATGATATTGAAGATTCGGGGGACAAAATAGATGACTTAACTACAACTCTAAAACGCCTCCAAACAGTAATCATGCAAGAAACTAATCTTAGAGATAGAGAAGTTAATACATCTACTGTTATACCCTTAGAATTTAGTATGACTTTTGATGGTATAGCTGGTATTGTTATAGGGAATGTTTTTAAAATAGATGAATCTAGATTACCTCGTGCTTATAGAAAAGGGGAAAGTACCCAATCTCTTAAAGGTAGAGCAGAAGTCGGGTTTGTAACATTTGGGGAAAGTCAAAAAATCACAGCAGGGCAAGATTGGACTACTGATATAAGTGGTAAAATGATATTATTACCTGGTAAAAACTTTGGCAAAGAAAGACCTGATAATAATGATTTTGATGAAAGAACAGGAGTATATGTTAATGATGAATTAAGAGGAAATGAGGGGGTTGAAATAAGTGATGAACAAACCTTTATTCCAGATGATATAGATAATATTGGGGTAGGAGATCAAATTTATTTAAAAATTAATGGTGATCCTACTAACATTAGAACTAGCCAAGAAGTAGATAATGATGTGGGTTGGTATGATTTTGATGACAACGTAGTAGCAATAGTACCTGCGGGTAATAGAGGTTTATTACTAGGAACTGTTACTGAACAGTTTATCCAAGAAAGAGAAGACGATGTAGCTTTATGGTATAAATTTAGAGCAAGTGAAGCATTAGAGGAAGTTGCCGTAGATGAATCTCGTTTAGATTTTGTTAATGTAAATGAAGGAGAAGAATTTTGGGTTAGGGTAGACGTTATTCAAACAACAGACGAAGGAGCAACCGAAAGAGTATCCAACTTAAATAACCAATAATGGCTTTTATACCTAAAAATAGATACGAAATACTTTACACTAATGGTAAAGAACTATATAACCCTAAAACCAAAACAGAGTATATAGGGGATTATATAAAAACCGGAACCAATTACTATGCTGGTAGATCCATAGGAAACTTGGGGGACCGTCTACAAAAAATAGACCAAGGAAGCGGTAATCTAAGTCGTAAATTTGATGCCCAAGTTTATCATGCTTTAAGACCTAAACGCTACAGGAAAGCACTAAACAGACAACCACCACCATCTACAGCTGTTTTTCCAGGTCAAGATGATTATACTAAGGGGTATTTTACTAGATTTTTTTGTAAAAGAAAAAACAGCAAATCTGGTTTTTATGAAATTAGTGAAGAAAGTTTTAATCAACTAAATGCAGGAAGATTAGATAATATACTTTACTTAGGGGGTCGTATTGTATGGTCCCTTACTGATAGTAAAGTAAACAATGAAAGTGTACTTAAATTAGAAATAACATACCCAGGTATAAGGTTCTTTTTTAATGATGCATCTCAATTTATATTAGGAGAAGCAAAATAATTTTCATATATTTGGGGTATGTACTACCTCATAGAAACACAAGACCAATTAGAACGATTTTTTAGTGATGAAGGTAGCGAATGCTACCTTCAATTTATTACAAATAACGACGAGGTACACCCAAAATTACAATCGTTGTGTGCTCTTTATATTTATTCATTTAGTAAGGAAAAAGGATTTATTATTAATTTAGATCACCCAGAAGCATTTAGGCTTAATTTACCCATAAAATATTTACAATCTTATACAAATATATTTGTAAAAGAAAAAATAAAAGCTTTACTACACATCCCTACACTTCCTTATACGGATATACAAAGCATATACTACTTACTAAAAAATGAACCATTAGTGGGGTTACCTAAAACGGGCACTCACACATTTTATGAGCGCAAATACGGCGCAAATAACGTGAATAAAATTATTCCACTTGCGAAGCACTACGAGGCGTTGGGGGAGGAATTTAATGCGATTTACCCATATATACTTAATTATAATAGTGAAGAATCAAATAAATGGTACAACGAAATACTTACACCCACGTTAGCAAAAATGGTAAGTGAGGGTTTTAAAATTAACGATACATTCAATAAACACTTTGACATAAATGAAAAGTTTAGCATTAATGAAAACAAGATTTACGGATGGTATAATTTTTGCACAACAACAGGACGCCCTACAAACAACTTTAATAGCGTTAATTTCTCAGCTTTAAAGCACGACACAGGTGAACGAGACGGTTTTGAAGCCGATAACGATCTATTGATTGAAATGGATTTTGAGGGCTATCATCCACGAATTATAGCGCGTTTATCAGGAGGTGAATTAGATAAAAACGAATCAGTTCATATGCAAATGGCAAAAATGTACTTTGATACTGAAGAGATAGACGCTGAAATGTATAAGCGAAGTAAAGAACTTACTTTCCAACAAATGTATGGCGGTATAAATAAAAAATACCTCAAACACGAGTATTTTAATAAAGCACAACAATTTATAAATGCTTTGTGGCAAGAATATAATACTCAAGGATACGTTAAAACTGTAATTGCGAGACGCAAGCTTTTAAAAGACAATTATAAAAATATGACTCCTCAAAAGTTATTTAATTATTATATTCAAGCGTTTGAAACGGAGTATAACTTTACAATGTTATCAAGGATATTTGGGTTTTTAGAAGGTAAAAAATCTAAAATTGTGTTATATGTGTATGATTCTATACTAATAGATTTTGCGATCGAAGATGGGAAAGACACACTTAAATGGTTGAAAGACACGATTTCATCAGACTTTCCAGTGAAACTTAAAAAAGGATATACATACTCTTCTCTTAAAGACATTTAATATTTATTCTGGAACAACACAATTCCAGAAAAATGAACAATAAACTTTATTGCACCTTCCTACAAGATGAGGGGGTAAATGAGGTTGTAGATAGAATTTTAGAGGAGCACGACATATTATTCAATAAGATTTTTGTTCTAGTTGGTGTAGATGACCATAAAACAATGTTGACTTATAATATAGACGGACCCGTCTACAACTTGCAGTTGCCAAATACAATCCTTGTACATAGAAAAAAGCAAA